ACTCGCGCGCGCACGCCGCACCCTCGACGAAGTGCTCGCATGTCCTCGCGTTGATGCTGATCTACGTCGTCGAGGATGGTGCTCGGTGAATGGCGCTCGCCGAGGAACTCCTCGAGAACGACGAGGCCGATGAGTGCTCGACGCTCAAGCGACCCGTGCGGATCAAGTGGGTCACGGTGGTGCTGCCCGCCGGCGCCTGGGTCAGCGGTCGCCTACTCGGTCTCTGGGCGCAGTTGCAGAGGCCGCTACCGTGGGACAACCTTGAGGTGCGCGATGCGATGCGCGCACCGGACTACGCCTACAACACCTGCGCCAAGCGCGGATGCAAGGTCAAGGTCGCCGATGATCGGGAGCTCTGCGACAAGCATTCGGCGCCGGGTCCCGGCCACCGTGGTCTCGCAGCACAACATGTCGGCCGACAGCATGGAGGCTCAGGCATGGTCAACCGAGCGCGACAGGCCCAAGGGTTGACGGTGGGCACAACCCCCCTTGCGCCGTCGCGTTTCATCGGCGGGCTTACCCGGCGCCTACCGATGCGAGGCCGCATACGCGCTGGTTTACATGCCGGATCCCGGAGGAGGGGTAGGTCGTGACTGCCCAACGCGCCCCTAGCGGCCTCGGTCCGGCCGGACGGCGCCTCTGGCGCCGGCTGTGCCAGACCGTCGTGTGGAGGCCGGACGAGCTCGAGGTCCTCGAGCAGGCGGCCCGGACGGCCGACCAGGTCGCCGAACTCGAGCGCGCCGCGGCCCAGGTGCCGGTACTGGTCCTCGGGTCGCGCAAGCAGTTGATCGTGAACCCGGTCCTCCAAGAACTCCGGCTGACGCGGCAGGCGCTCGCCGCCTTCCTCTCGCGGCTCGACGTCCCCGAGCCCGCCGATCCCGACGCTCTCACCCCAAGCCAACGAGGCCGCCGTGCCGCTGCGGCCCGCTGGCACGACAGGAAGGAGGTACAGGATGGGAACCGCTAAGAAACTGCCCGATCCGCCGCCGTGCCCGAGCCGGATGCCGGAGGCCGAGGCCGCCTTCGCGGCGCTCCGCGCCAACCCGACGCCGGAGACCGCCCTGGCCGTGAAGGACGCGCTCTACCGCCGGTGCGACGTGTGCGGCGATGATTGCTGCCCCAGCGTCGTCGAGGCCAACGCTCTCTATTACGCCTGGTGCGCGGAGGACCAGGGGCCGACGCCATGGGTGGACAACCTCGAGCACCAGTTGCTCATGCAGGCCATGTTCGGAGGGAGGTAGTCGTGGACGACGACATGCAGGAGTTCGTCGAACAGGCGTCGATCCGCGCCGCACGTCGCCGACTCAACCGGATGTCGCTGGAGGAACGCCTCGAGCTCCGAGAGGAGGAGGGCGTCCCTCTCGATGATCCGAAACCCGCCGACAACGTTGCCGATCTGGTCCGCCAGATCCGGGGCGGCGTAGAGTCGGCATAGAGCGGCAGGAGGTAGACGTGGCTACGGAGAAGCAGGTCGACTGGGAGCGCACGGCCGTTGGGATGGTGAAGGCCGCCGCAGATGGCGACTACAAGGCCGCCATGGAGCTCTGGAACGGGACTCCGGAGGAGGAGCGCCCCGAGGTGCTCGGACGTGCGCTGCGTCTGCCGGCGATCGTCGGGCACCGCGAGGCCGAGCTGGTCGCGGAGGCGTTCAGACGGGGTGACGTCGAGGTTGGGAAGATCGTCTACTTCGACGTTGTGGAGATCCTCGACGAGTACGCGAAGCAGCTCGCGACCTGGCCCACTGACCCGCCGAACGGTCAAGGCGGTTGACTGTCAGTGGTGGATGCTAGACTAGTAGTGCGGGTGCCGACAGGGCGCCCCGCGGCAAGGCGAACGCCGACAAGGCGAACGCAAGCAAGAGCGGCCCCGGCAGGCCGTCCGAGGAAAGGCTGCTCCGCCTAGGAGCAGAAGCAGCACCGCTCCGACACGGGAGCGCGATACCGCGCGACATGCGCACACCTAATCCCACAAAGGAGTTTCAGCCATGGCTGGATTCATTGTTGATACAGAACAGGTCGCGTCGCTCGCGGTCGATCTGCTGAAGCGCGAGCTCGTGCTCGTGGCGACGGTCTCCCGCGTCGGCGCCGACGACTACAAGGGCTCCGGCGGCCGAACGACGCTGCGAGTCCCGGTGCGGCGCACCGCAAAAACGCAGCCAACACCGGGCGACCCGATCGACTACACGGCCGTCGATGAGGTGCCGGTCCCGTTCGACTTGGTCCACTTGTACGATGCGGTGCGACTGACGGATGAGACCGTGACGCTCGACATCGTCGACTTCGGCCGCCAAGTCCTCGAGCCGATGGTGTCGGCCGTGGCGGAGGGCGGCGAGGGAATCGTCGCCGATGTCATGAACGGCGTCGTGCCTTCGTTCCCGTGGACCGACCTCACCGACGCGACCAAGACCCGCGACGACGTGCTCGCGGCTCGCGAACTGTTGGCCTCGGCCGACGTGCCGAGCGGCGCGCGTTACCTCGCGTGCTCACCGTCCGTCACGACCGCGCTCCTCAAGATTCCCGAGTTCGTGAAGGCGAACGAGTCCGGCTCGGACAGTGCGCTCCGCGAGGCGATCATCGGCCGGGTCTTTTCGTTGACGGTGCTGGAATCATCTGCGCTCGACCCCGACACGGCCGTTGCGTATCACCGGAGCGGTTTCGCGTTCGCATCGCTCGGCCCGGCGCTTCCGCAAGGGGGCGCGGCCGCTTCTTCGGCCGTCGATGGCGGAGTCGCGTTGAGGATTCTCTACGGGTTCGACCCTGGGATCCTCTCCGACATCGTGGCGATCTCAACGTTCGCCGGCGCGAGCCTGGTCGACGCCGATCGCGTCGTCCGCATCGGCGAGACGGAGAGTTCGTAGCAACTTGGGGGGGGAGCCCAGCCTGATCCGGTCCCCTCATAGATCGCTTCAGCCGGACGGGCTCTGCGGGGCACCGCGCGAGAATCTGGTGTCAGGCGAGGGGGGCGATCACAAGGATCGCCCCCCGACGCCGAGCCCGGACGCGCTCCTATGGACCCTCATTCCCAGGTTGCCGTGATTCACCAGAGGTGAACTGCCCAGGGCCTTGGCCCCGGCGTCGCGGGATGTGGTGTAGGGGCCGGGAGCCTTCCCGGTTCTCCCCGGCCCCTCACCGCTTGTTAGTGGATCGGGTGCGGCCTGCGGGTGAATCACACGTCTCGGATTCACACCACGACGGCCGTTCCAGCCCCTGGGAGCGACGGAGAGCGATTTTCGGGGCCGAGGTGGACGCCGGGACCGTCGATCCCCTTGCTGCGGGGTGTGTGACGCTGTCCCACGTACCTGTCTGCCCATTGTCTGCCCAACGCGAGCAGGGCAAACGTCGGGAGGCCTTGTCACACCGGCACTGAGCAGCACTGATAGGACGCGACGACACTCGTCAACACGGCTTGCCTACATTGAGGGCCTAGTGGGTGCATAACCCGTAGGGGTTCAAATCCCCTCTCCGACACCAACATTCGACAAGTCCTGCCGCAGACCCACCTCGCTGAGCAGCACATTCAGCTTCGGCGCTCCGGAGACTGCCACCTCAAGGTGATCTGGAAAGACGACAACGGCGTCCACCAGCTCCTCGACCAGAACCCGCCGCTCCTCCTCAGTCGCTGCCGCCCACAGCCGGTCGATGTCCAGCTCTCGGAGTATCCTCGCCACCTCCTCGAACCGGTGCGCCAGTCCATCGCGGTCAGCCGTCACGCGCTCACGCTCCGCCTCTTCGGCGCGCAGCGCATCGATCTGGCGGTTCAGCCGTTCCTCCTCCTCCCGGAACCCCTCGACCGTGATCCCGTCGCGATAGAACAGATCGAGCAGCTTCCGCTTGCGATTCTCGAGGTCCGGGAGCCTCAGTGGCCCCCGGCCGCCTACTCGCGGCGCCGCTCCTCGCCTCCGTCGCGGAGCGCCGCCCGCGAGATGACGGCGGATGGCCTCCTGGAGCTCCTCGTCCTCACCGAGAAGCCTCATACCGAGTAGCGCAGCCCGCTCCAGTCCACGGGCCGACCTGGCCGGTTGCGGGCAGCCCTCACCGCGATGCCGACACCGGTACAGCACTCCGTCCCGCCCATGATGCACCGACGCGACCCGGCCGCAGAGCCCGCATCTCACGCGCCCCGACAGAACGTGGCGAGCTCGACGACGGCCGGGGACGAACCCCCTATGCGCCGCTCCCCACTCCTCCCGAGACACGATCGGCTCATGCTGGCCCGGGTACCACTCACCGCTTAGCAGGACCTCACCCAGGTACACGCGGGACAGCAGAATGGACCGCACCGTCGAGAACCTGATCCCTGTCGCTCGCTCGATCGCGTTGAAGCTGAGCCCCTTGGTCCGCAGGCGGAACACCTCGCGAACGCGCGCGGCGTCTTCGTTCGCCACCAGCATCCCGTTCACGAGTGAGTAGCCGGTCTTTGGCCGATTCGTCCACTTGCCCTCCCGAGCGGCTTGCTGCATTCCCATGCGGACGTTCTCCGCGAGCTGTTCGCGATAGAACTGCGCGAACGACCCGAGGATGTTGTAGAACATGCGCCCGGTCGCCGACGACAAGTCGATCCGCTCGCTGAACGAGTGCAGAGCCACACCGCCCTTCCCCAAAGTCTCCGCCAGGAGGATCAGGTCCCCGAGGTTCCGCGACAGCCGGTCGAGCTTCCAGATCAGTACATGCGCGACGTGTCCGGCCTCGACCATCGCGAGGAGCTTCCGGAGCCCCGGGCGGCCCATGTCCTTCCCTGAGAACCCGGGATCCTCGATGAGCGTCACCGGCCCAAGCTCATGAAGCTCGGCGTACGCCCGAAGCTTGTCCGCTTGACCCGTGATCGAGAAGCCCTCCGCCGCTTGTTCCTCCGTCGAGACCCGGCAATACGCCACTGTCAACATCTGCCTCTTCCCCCTCCGCCCCTGCTGGCCTCTCCTCCTCGGCGAGGCGCATGGCGATTCTGACGAGAACGGCGGCCGCGCGCGAGACATCGCGCTCACGACTCACGCTTGATCCTCGCAGTCGAGCTCCAGGCGACCCAGAGAGCCGGCGGACCGTCCCAGTCCTCAGGGTCCGAGCGCCAGACCTCCTCCGGCGGCAGGCCCATGTACTCGCTCGCCTGCTCGAGCACCTGCTCGTCTTCCAACCCGACGAACTCGATACTGCGGGGTTGGAACCCCTGTGCCACCTCGTAGCGGTGTAGCCCCCGTTCCAGCCCTTCGCCGAGCGACTTGCCGACGTACTTGTTCAGATACCCGGCCGCCCGCCTCGCCTCTGCAAGGGTCGCCACGCCTGCCACCCGTTTGCCGAGAAGACGGATGTCGATGAACCCGTGCCCCCACGCATCGGCCACCACCCCCTTCGGCACGTAGCCACCGATCCCCGCGTGCACGTGGAGGCCATGCCCAGTTGCATGCCACTCACCCACCCAGGCATACGAGAACTGCTTCCCACCAGTCCGATACCGCAGCCGACGGAAGAACCCGCCGACATCAACGCGCAGAGCCCTCGCGTCGTGCTGTCCGGGCCCCTCATAGGTGCAGCTGATCAGTCGACGTAGATCGTTCGCGACCACATACCGGCGCAGCTTCCCCCGCGCCCGACGCTCGGCCACCTCTCGCGCCCGCTCAGGGTCCCCACACCGGCTCTTCTCCGGCGCCACGCCCCGCCCAACCCACCTGAACGAGCCCCCGGCTTCCCCGGCATCGGGGTAGAGCTTCAGAACCCAGAGATCACGCCGCTCCTTGACGAGTTTCGTTGCATGATCAAGTCGAGTAGAAGCCCGCGCTCTGCTCGCCTGATCTTCGCCAGGATGCCCAGCGATTGAACCTGCCACAGGAACTCCCCCAACCGCTCGCGTGAACGCCTCTTCGCCACTCAGCGGTTGGGGAGTGTGGTTTGCGGCTCCTGCGAGGCACTCTGTGCCCCCGAGCCGTCGGGGCCGGAGACTCCACCTGGCTCCGGCAAGTTAGGTTCCGCCGATCAACACCTGAATACCACACGTGTGATTCGCTCGTCAAGACCGGCTGCTGGACCGGCGCCTCCCGCGCGACGAAGTGTGCCGCGCGGGTCCCTACGCCTCGGGCCGGTCGCGGGCAGCCGGAGGAGCCGGCCCGCCCAGCAGCCTCGCGACAGAGCGTGTAGCCTGCCTTCGGAACAGGTCAGTCGGGGATTGCATGAGCGACCAGCTCGAGAACTACATCCGGGACGCGAGAGACCTCGTCTCCGTCCTGAACGAGATCAAGTCATTCGGCTACAACGATGCAGAGTTGCTGCAGCGTGCAAAGACCCTCCACGCGCGGCTTGCACCCGTTTACCGTGGCCTCTTCGGACGCTTCCAACTCATTTGGACCGCCTACCCGCCGAGAGTCTGGTGGACGAGAGCATTCGAGGACGCGACGCAAGCTCTTGCCGCGCTCGAAGGCGGCATGTTCCGGCCCCCGGACGAGGCTCAATCAGGAGCTCGCCAGCCGCAGCGACAGCCCGTCACCGGATCCGCTATCGCCCCCGACTCGCCTGCCGACCTTGTGTGCTTTGTCATCGCCCCCATCGGTAGCCCGCACGCTCAGATCGGCAGCGAGCCCCGGAGAGCCTACGAACACTCCATTCGAGTTTGGGAGCAGGTAATCAAGCCCGCTTGCGACACCGTGGGCTTGGTCCCAGTCAGATCCGACAGTCTCGACAGACCTGGCGAGATCACAGATCAGGTCTTCCATTTCCTCCGAGATGCAGACGTGGTAATCGCCGACCTGACTGGTGGAAACCCAAACGTCTTGTATGAGCTCGGCCTACGACACACAAGGAATCTGCTGACTCTTCAGCTCGGCGAGGTTGACCGGCTGCCCTTTGACATCAACGTCATACGCACGATTCTCTTTCAGCGAACCGAAGGGGGTTTGATCGAAGCCCGTGACAGACTCGCTGCTGCTCTCACTGCTGGTCTAACCGGCGGATACGACCCGGTTACTGCCACCAGAATCTGGAACGAGACGGTCAGCACTCAGATTGACCCTATGACCATGAAGCCGCCAGCCGACACCAACGAAGAACCGCCGGGTCTCTTGGACCTTGTCGCTGACGCGGAAACCGGACTGGAAGCAGCTAGTCAGGCACTCCAACGGATTGCCGTGGTCACAGACCAGCTGGGGACCCTCGCCCAAGCATCCACTCAAGAACTCGAGCGCGCCGCGCCTCGTGGAGCCAAGACCACGCTCCCGATAGTCGCCCGCTTCGCTGCATCCTTGGATGCACCCACGACCGAGTTTGAGCAGCTCGCCCTGCAATACGAGACCGACATGATGGCCGTCGCCGCCGGCATGAACGTGCTAATCGGTCAGCTTGAAGACCAGCCACAGCGGCTAGGGGAAGCCTCCGATCTCGTCTCGATGATAGAGAACCTCGATGAGGCTGCTACTTCGGGTCAAACAGGGCTCGATGCTTTCGCGCAAGGTGTGGCGAGTCTAGAGCCGATCTCTCGATCACTCAGACCTACGGCGCGGCGACTACGCGCGGCGATTGAACGCGTCGCGTCTGCAACCAGACTCGTCCATGAATGGCGCTCCAGAGTCGACTCTCTATCCTCAGACTGACATGCGGCCTCCCGCCCCGAAACACGTCGCTTGAGCAAGTCGGCTCACCTTCGGCTTGCCGCGCTCCCGCTACGGGTTGCAGGCGGTCGAGAAGATGCACCTGCCGGCCAGGATGAGGAGCGCGACCAAGAGGTACATCACCGTGAGTATCAGCAGGAAGATCGCCGCCACCGCGACCAAGCTGACGATGGCTCGAAGCACGATCACGACCCCCGACGCTTGGCCTCTCACGCTTGGCCTCTCACGCTCCATCTTCAGGTACCCGGGTAGTTGATCCATTCCCGCACACCGCCATGCCAGGAGCACGTTCCTTGCGCATGCTGACTGTAGCTGTAGGTGCCATCGTTGCAGATCGCAGTCACACCAGGCAGCGCTCGAGTCGGCGCTTCGGCGACGATGAGCGTCACGATGTCCTTTGGCCACAGATGCGTTCCGGGCCTGGGCCTCGTGTTCAGCACTCGCCCGGCCGACATCGAGTCCGTCACTCGTCTCTCAACCTTCACCCTGAAGCCGCGGAACGTGACGTCTAGCCGCGCAATCTCCAGGTCCTTCCCGATGACGCGCGGAACGCGAGGTAGTGGACGGGCCACCGTGAGAGTCACCCTCGTCCCGGCATCCACGGTCATCCCTGCAGCCGGGCTCACTTTGAACACCTGCCCCCGGGGGGCGTCTGCCAGCTTGGTGCGGACGTGTACGCCAAGCCCTAGGGAGTCCAGCTGAGTACGCGCGTTGCCCACCTGCATCCCCGTCAGAAGAGGAATCAAGACCCCCGGGGAAGGGGAAGGGATCGCCGAAGAGCTAACCGGCGCTGGCGCGGAAGGCGCAGACGACGATCCCGTGCAGCCCGCGAGGAGCAATACGGCGAATAGCACGCTCCAGAACCGGACCGGGCTGCGACCTGTCAGAGCGGTCATGCCTTGCCCTCCCGCACCTCTTCTTAGCACACGGGGAATGGGGGGTCTAGGGCTGACTCACGCGCGCGGCTCCCCGTATTGCATCGTTGTCGACCCCTCCGACGGCATCCAGCTGCTCGACCAGGAATAGACTCGGCCACGGGTCGAAGCGCCACGAGATGTCTTTCACTTGCGTCGGCTCTCCGACACCAACCCTCCTGAACTGCGGTTTCGATCCGAAGCTGCAGACGAGCGGCGCCGAGCCGCTCCCGAGAGCGACCCATCCCCGCGGAGATCACCGTCTTGACCGCCGTCTTGACCGCTCG